GTGGTAGAGCCGGACGCTATCAGACAAGACTATCAACTGGAACCCGGGGTCATAAGCCTAGAACCTGACACACAAAATGTCAAAAATGTAATCACTTACCCGGGCATGAACGATGCCATTGGTTTCCAAGGCGGTGATAAAACTCGTGCAGACCAACTGTATCGCAGTGAGTATTATGCCTGGGATCCATTTGTTGACTATGATGCTTTTATCAACTTCAGTCAGTATTTTTGGTTGCCCAGTGGTCCACCCACAGTAGATGTCAGTGCAGTGGGAGTACCATTGACCGACAATTTTGTTGTTACCCGTGCCAATGGAGTGTACAAATTTTTAAATGTCAGTGGAAACAATCCCACACTGGATCTAGTGCGTGGCGGCAGTTACACATTTGAAGTGGCACAGAACAACAAAGAAACTGTGAACTATCGAGTGACCAACAATGGTACCACTGCATATCTGCTGGACTTGCAACCCAACCCCACAATAACACTGGCACGTGGCAACACCTATGTATTCAATATCACACTTACTGGTGTGTTTCCTTTCTGGATCAAAACTGCCTTGAGCCTTGGTACTGGTGATGCCTACTCATCAGGTGTGCAACGCAATGGTAGTAGTTTTGGTCTTGTGACTTTTACTGTGCCACAAGATGCCCCAGACACACTGTATTATGTCAGCCAAAATCAAACCAATCTGCGAGGAACTATCAACATTGTGGATGGTACACCCGGTACTGGCCCAGGATTTTGGATTCAAACAAATCCAGGCATAGATGGAGTCATACCAACAACTCCCAACGTCAGCAGTCGTGACGTGTATGGTGTTAGCAACAACGGCGAAGACCTTGGTACAATAACGTTCAACGTTCCCCAAAAAACAGCACAACAATTCTACTATGATCTTGTGGATGTGGGGCCTATTGATCTTTTGACCACATTGCAGTTTGATCAAATCAACAATCAACCATTGCAACAGTTCATAGACACTTACGGTGGCATTGACGGTATTACGTATCTGCAGACAAGAACTTTGGTGTTTACCAATACTGTGGCAGGCGGCTGGGTTGATGGCGTCACGGTGATACCACTGGCGGATAGATATCAAGTGTGGCAAATTAACATTGTCACGGTGGGACTGGTTGATACCATTCAACTGGCCAAGATAACAGACATTGCCACCAATCAAAAGTTTACCATCAGCTACGGCAACATATTCAGCAACACCAGTTGGTACAAAAATGCCACAGGATTTTTTCAACAGATCCCATTGTTGACTGCTGTTGTAAACGAGTTGTATTATCAAGACGGCACGGACCCTGAAATTTTTGGCAGCATACGACTTCTAGACCCTGAGGACGTCAACACAATATTCATTGACAGCATACTGGGACAACCAAATTATGTAAGCCCAAATGATGTAACATTTACCAATGGACTCAAAGTTCGATTCACTGGAGATGTGATTCCAGTTAGTTACGGGTCAGGCACAGTGACCATATCTTGCACAGGCACGCAAGCTGGTTCAAACTTTGTCTCTTGCAACAGCACAGCTGAACTGTATGAAGGCGAAGAAATTGTGTTTTCGGGCATCACAGCCGGCGGCATTGTACCAGGACAAAGCTATTACATCAAGACAATTGGAGCAACTGGAACAGAATTTAGCCTGGCGTTGGTAGCAGATGGGGCCACAGTAGAATTGACCACAGCCACAGTGTCTGGATTTACTGGTGTGGCCATTGCCAACAACGAATTCTATGTGGCTGGAGTTGGCACAGCCATAGAACTGCTGCCAGTGCGCAATTTTATCACCCCAGAAACTTATGTAATTGACGCCAATGACAGCACTATTGCGTCAGAACCTGATAAAGTTGACTATCTCACCATTGACAGAGCCAGCAAAGATCTAAACGCATGGACCCGCAGTAATCGTTGGTTCCATGTGGATGTGCTTCAAGCCAGTGCCGAATACAACAACACTGTGGCTGAATTTGACAACAACTATCGCGCCAAACGTCCTATCATAGTATTCCAGCCTGATATCAGACTGTACAATATGGGAACTGAAGGCAAGCAGCCAGTGGACATCATTGACTTTGAAGAAACTGATGCACTCAGCAACATTGAAGGTGCCACCAGCTATGCAAGTGATGGATACGCCTTTGTAGATGGCACACGAGTGATCTTTGCTGCTGATGAAGATCCTGAAGTAAGAAACAAAATTTATGTGGTGCAATTTATCACACCTGACAGTGTGCCACCCCTGATTGCACAGCCTATCATACATCTGGTGCTGGCCAGCGATGGCCTGGTGTTGACTGATCAGTCGGTGTTGTGTTTGGACGGCAACGACCTAAGAGGAGTGTCATTCTGGTACAATGGTATAGACTGGACTGAAGCACAACAAAAAACATCTGTGCAACAGGCACCACTGTTTGATGTGTATGACTTGACTGGCACCAGCTTTGGCAACAACACTACATATCCTTCTACAACTTTTATCGGCAGTAAATTGTTCAGCTATGCCGTGGGCGACTCAGGTGTACTAGATCCTATCTTGCAATTTCCTTTACAATATCTCAACATCAACAATGTTGGTGACATTGTGTTTGAAAACAATTTGTACAAGGACACATTTTTGTATGTTGAAGACAATGTATCCATTACGTCAGACATCAGTTCAGGCGTGGCCAGACAATACAGTGATCGTGTGACATTCAACAGATTGCTGGGTTGGCAAACAGCCGCCGCAGACAGTCAGCAGTATCAACAGTTTAAATTTACATATACTTCACAAACATTGAAATTGGATGTGGCAGTGGGCACAGATTCTGCACTGCCTCCTGTGAAAATTTACGTGGGTGCTGAGTTTGTGTTGCCCAGTCTTTACACCTACCAAATTGACAGTGACAGCACTACCATTACCTTGACCAATGAATATCTGCCCACAGACGTGATAGAAGTGCTGGTGCTGAGTGATCAGATCAGTGAAGTGGCATTTTTCCAGGTGCCAATAAATCTACAAAACAATCCACTGAACACCAACAGTCCCAGTTTCACACTGGGTACTATTCGCACGCACTATGAAACCATTTGTGAAAATTTAGTCACATTGTCTGGCCCTATCAACGGTGCCAACAACACTCGAGACCTGGGTAATTTGGTACCATTTGGCTTGACCATACTGCAACAAAGTGCGCCATTGACTCTGGCTGGTTATTTTTTACGCAGCCAAACCTACAACATATTTTCCAGCCTGCAGTACAACAGCAACGAATATTTAAAATTCAAAGGTCAATTGTTGAATGCTGTGACACAACAGGTTGTGCAGTTTCAGACCACTGGACAAGTGCTGGACACAGCCTTGGCTGATATCACTGCAGGTCGAATTGAATCTCAGCCTTTTTACTGGAGCGACATGATCCCAGCCGGTGCTGTGTATCAAACCACACAGTACACTGTGAGTCGCACCACCACAGATACTTTTGACACCATCAACGTGTACAACTATTCTTCTGCCAACTATCAAGGCATGAATGTGTATCTCAACAGTGTGATTCTCACTCGTGATTTAGATTACACTGTGCCCACTGACGGTCCAAGAATCGTGGTCACTGCCACACTGGTACTGGGCGATGTGTTGACCATTCAAGAATACTCAGTGACTTACGGCAGTTTTGTGCCTAACACTCCTACCAAATTAGGGTTGTATCCTGCTTATCGCCCAGAAATTGTTACACAAAAAACCAGTTCAGGCTCGCAAACAGTTATCATCGGGCATGATGGCAGTGTTACTCGAACATTTGGTGACATTCGCGATGATGTGTTGTTGGAATTTGAAACTAGAATTTTCAACAATCTCAAATTGGATGGAAATCCGGTGCCGCTGACTCAGACTGATGTGTTGCCCGGGCAGTTTAGAACCACTGGCTACAACACTCAACAAATAGATCAAATTTTGAACACAGATTTTTTGAGCTATGTGGCCTGGAACAAGCTGGACTATCGCACTCAAGACTATGAGGCTGCCAATGAATTTTCTTGGAACTACAGCAGCAGTCAAAGCAAATTAGACAATGCACCATTGCTGGGTGCCTGGCGTGGTATCTATCGCTACTATTATGACACACAACAGCCAGCACTGGCTCCTTGGGAGATGCTGGGCTTTACCATCAAACCAACATGGTGGCAAGACAACTACGGTCCTGGCCCGTACACACAAGACAACTTGGTGTTGTGGGATGACCTAGAAGCTGGTTATGTTGCTGATCCAGTGGCCCCATACTATCTGCCAGAGTATGCTCGTCCTGGCCTGACCTCAGTGATCCCCACTGGCACAGAAGGTGAACTGTTGAGCCCATTTGACTCAGTTATGGGCACATACAATGATCAAACGTTTCGCAAGAGTTGGTCACTGGACGACGGCGGACCGGTAGAAGCTTCTTGGTGGAACTCCAGTGCTTATCCGTTTGCGGTCATGCGGCTGTTGGCCTTGACACGCCCAGCCAAGTTCTTTGCGCTTTTTGCTGACCGTGACTTGTACAAATATGACCCTGTGCTTGAGCAATTTCTGTACAACAATCGTTATAGATTGGATGCCAACAATTTGGAAATCTACGGCAATGGTGTGAGCAAGGCCAGCTACATCAACTGGATTGTGGACTTTAATCGTCAAAGCGGCATTGACAGCACTGCAGATTTAACAGCAGATCTCGGAGCATTGGATGTGAGACTGTGCTACAGAATGGCCAGTTTCTCAGACAAACAGTACATAAAAATTTACACTGAAAAGTCCAGTCCCAACTCAGTCAACACTACATTTTTGATTCCTGACGAAAGTTATGATTTATTGTTGTACAAAAATCAACCGTTTGATCGTGCCAGTTATTCAGCAGTGGTCATACAACAAGTGTCTGGCGGCTACGCTGTGTTTGGCTACAGTACCACACAGCCATATTTCAATGTAATTCAAAGTGCGTATGCAGGCAGATTAAAGACATATGATGTGGCCGGCATCACTGTGCGAGTGCCCACACTGTACACAGACCGTGTGATACAGATTCCCTATGGCTATGTGTTTGCCACCGAAACTGCTGTTAGTGACTTTTTGTTGAGTCTGGGTCAGTATCTACAACGGCAAGGACTAGTCTTTGATAACACTACCAATGGCTATCAGTTGGACTGGGGGCAAATGGTCACTGAGTTTTTGTACTGGAGTCAACAAGGCTGGGACGAAAATGCGTTGATAAATCTCAATCCCTTGGCGTTCCGACTCAGTATCACTCGTGATCAAGCTGTGGTAGACAGTGTGGCGGCGCAAACAGTAGACAACATTTTGCTGGATCAAAATCGCACAGAATTACCCACACGCAATCTCATTATCACACGTCTTGACAACACATTCACGGTGGAACCAGCCACAGATCAAACACTGAGTTATATTGACCTAAAATACACCACCTACGAACATCTCATGGTGTTTAACAATGCCAGTGTGTTTGGCGACTTGATTTATCAACCTGTCACCGGAGCCAGACAAAGTCGTTTGAATTTGATTGCTGTGACCACCACAGAGTGGAACGGCTCAGTGGATGCACAAGGTTTTATTCTCAATCAAGACAATGTGCAAGAATGGAACAACTACACGGTGTATCCCAAGGGACAGATTGTAAAATTCAAAGGCGCTTACTATTCAGCAGCCAACATAGTGCAGCCCACTGCAGTGTTCAATGCCAACGATTGGCTGGCCAGCGACTATACGCAGATAGAACTGGGATTGTTGCCCAACTTGGCCAACAAGGCCGATCAGTTGCAAAACAGCTACAATATCAACACAGCCAATCTTGAAACTGACAATGACCTGTTGAGCTATGGCTTGATTGGATTCCGTCCTAGAGAATACATGACTTCATTGAATTTGGATGACGTCAGTCAGCTCAACGTGTATCGACAGTTTCTTGGCAGCAAAGGCACTGTGCTCAGTGCAGAATTGTTCTCACAGGCCAACCTAGGCAAAGAATCTGCAGACTACAGCATTTATGAAAACTGGGCGGTACAACGAGCAGTGTATGGTGCCAATGCCAATCGCAGCTTTTTCCAGTTGCAATTGAATCGTGCATTGCTGGACAGCAATCCTGCCTTGGTACAAGTCATCAACCCGCAACAGGCCAGTGAAGCAGATCAAACTGTGTTGGTGTCAGACATCTGGCGTCAGAGTTATAAAATTACCAGTCCGGATATTCTGCCCACCACTACCACTCTGCCCACAGACATTGCACTGCCCACAGCTGGCTATGTGAACTTAGAAGATGTGGATATCACAGTGTTTGACATTGACAACACTGACAGCCTGGCTGCCAACATTGACAGCATTGGTGTTGGCACCAATATCTGGGTGGCCAAGGTCAATGCTTACGACTGGGACATCTACAGAACTGAAGCTGTGCCTGGCACAATCAACCATGTGTGTGACAACTTGGATGGCACCAGCCTGGTAATATTTTCTGGACAGCACGGGCTGTCAGCACAAGATCAGTTGATCATAAGATTTTTTGACCCCGAAGTCAATGGTGTGTACACTGTGTTGTCTGTGGTCAGCCTGGACACCATTACCATAGCATTCAGCTTCGGCACTGATCGTACTGTGGTCAATGGCACTGGACTGGCATTCACTCTGCAGACACAGCGTGTGGCCCAGGCCAGCGACACACTAGCATTACCCTATGCCAACACCATACGTGCTGGCGCCAAAGTCTGGGTAGACAACAACGGTGAAGATCTATGGACTGTGCTGCAAAAACAAGAAGTATTTTCACAACTGTTGAGCTTGACACCTGAACAAACAGATGTTGGCGAACAGTATGGCAGCAGTGTGGCACAGGCTCAAAATAAACTGGCCATTCTGATTGGCAGTGCAAAATATCGACTGCCTGCAGGTGCAACTGAGTGGAACATTTTCAATTCTTATACTGTAAATTCTATTGTGTATGTGTCAGACCCATATCAAACAGAATTTTTTCAATGTATTCTTGCAATTGACAACGATGGATCTACATTGATAGATATCTACAATACCACATACTGGACACCTTTCTCGTTGAATTCATTGCCACGTCGAGGAGCAGTGTATGTGTATGTGAAAAGTTCCAGCGATGTGTACACGCCAATCAATCCAACAGCACCAGCAGATGCTGTGCTGACACTGGATGTGTTGGATGTCAGCGGCGGACCATTCGACGGCGAAACTGCTGCTCGAGACCTTGGTGCAAGTGTGGATTTTGGCAATCAGACCTGGGCAGTGGCCGGTGCACCAGGCAGTCTTGGCAGTACCGGTGCAGTGGACAATGGCTATGCCATGATCATATTCCGAGACCCCTTGCTGGGCCGTCCAGGCACCAATGCCTTTGCAGTTTGGCAATTATTGACCAGTCCAGGATCAGTCACTGCTGCTGAAGAATTTGGTTATAGCGTGGCCATCAGTCAGGATGAACGTTGGATGTATGTGGGCGCACCGGGGGCCAACAAAGTGTATGCGTTTGGCCAGACGGATTGGCAACTGCAAAAAGTCACAGCCTTGGGCACTGGCACTATCACAAACTACTACATTGGTGCTGATATTCAAATTGACAATGATGCTCAACTCACAGTGAGTGTGGGCGGCGATGACCAACGACTCAACGTGGATTATGTTGTGAGCAATAGTTTGACTGAAGTGGTGTTCACAGTGCCACCTGCCCTGAACGATGCAGTTGAAATCATACGAACCAGTCGCAAAATTCTAGACTATCAAGCTAGCTATGATGTGGTGCCCAGTGCAACCTCAGGCTCGGGCACAGGTGCTGAATTCACAGTTGTATATCAACGCAATCAAGTGGGACAACCTGGTGCACTCAAAGGCGTGGTGGCCATCAGTGCTGCAGGCATCAACTATCAGGTAGGCGACACTATTACCCTGGCAGCTGCCAGCTTTGGCGGTGCTGTGGCCAATGGTGCTATCACACTTACTGTGCCTGCAGCCGGGGTTGGGCTGAACGGTGAACTGTTGGCAGTGACCATTGCTTACACTCCTGTGGCATTGACCACCACATTCTCTTTGAATGAATACTTGTTCACTGCAGACAACATCAACAGCTTTACACTGTTGGTGGACAATGTGTTGCAACGACCCAACATTGATTACACTTTTAATACAGGCACTGGTGATGTCACATTTGCTGCGGCCAGCAACCCGCCAGCTGGTGCCACAATTCTGGCCAGAGCAGAAGGATATTTTGCGTATGCAGGTACAATCACTGATGCCACTAGTGTGCCCGGAGACAGATTCGGACACAGTGTCAGCACCAGCACAGACGGTCGGCAGATTCTCATTGGAGCACCGGATCGCACTGTTGACGCCAATACTGAAGCAGGTTCGGTATATGTGTATGACAGAAATACTCAAAGATTTATCTACGGCACAGATGGATCCACAGTGCAATTTACAGCATTGGGATCAGTGACAGAACCAGTCAGTGTTCTGGTCAATGGCACATTCTTGGTCAACCAAAACAATGCCAAACCTGATCAATCCGACACATTTGCAGTCAGTGGCAACACGGTGACCATTCTAGCTGATTTGCAAATAGGAGACATCATTGAAATAGAAACCAATGATTTCCAATTTGTACAAATTATTAATCAACAAACTCCTGAAGAGTTCAGCAACTACGGCACTGCTACTGACTTGTGCAGTTATAATTGTAGTTTGTATGTGGGAGCGTCCGGCAGTGGTGTACAGCAATTCAAAGCTGGTGCAGTTGAGCGGTTAGTCAACCAAAGTTTGACATATGGAATCACACAGTGCGGCAATCCTTTGGGTGATTTAGACAATGGCGATACCCTGCGTGTGAACAATCAAGACGTGGTGGTACCCAGTGCCTGGAGCAGTATCACGGCGTACCCTGTCAACACCGTGGTATACGCCACTGTGACTCCCATCACAACCATATATGCCAGCCTACAAAGTGTGCCAGCTGCTACAGCCTTGACCAACATATCTTACTGGCGTGTGATAGAAACCACCACTGTGTTGGCATCAGTTGAATATCGTGCTCTGGCCGCACAGATCAACATAGATGTGCCCAATGTTACAGCATCTGTGGATGACCACGGCCATTTGACCATTGCTGTGAAAAATTCTGCAGCAGCACCTGTGGGTGAGAAACTTTCTGTATTGCCTGGCAGTATAGGCACAGCTTTTTATGACATTGATTTTACCACTTATAGGTTTACTCAGACAATTGTGAGTCCTTATCCTGTGGCATACAGTGAGTTTGGCGCCAGTCTCAGCATTGATGATTCGGCTGAGGCACTGGTTGTTGGTGCCCCACGTGGCACCTTGTATTTGATCACAGTGTTTGATCTTTCGACCACTGTATACGATGAAGATGCCACAGATTTCTTTGATGAAACTGTGCAAAGTGGTGCTGTGTACACATATGATTTGTTAGCCAGTGCCAACAGTTCTGTTGCAAATCCTGACAAGTTTGTGTTTGGACAACAAATTGCCAATCCGGCTGTGGCATCATTTGATCAGTATGGCACTGCTGTGAACTACACCGGCGGCTTGGTACTGTCATCTGCGCCGGGCAACGACGTTGAAGACAGCACATTGACTGCAAATTACGGCACAGTTTTTGTCAGCGTCAATGCAACCAACACGGCTGCATGGACTGTGTTGCGAGAACAAAAACCAGTTGTTGATGTGAGACTGTTGAACAGTGTGTATGCGTATGACAGAATTACCAGTGCAGTTGCACAGTATTTTGACTTTTTTGATCCATTGCAAGGCAAAATTCTTGGCGCAGCCAGACAGAACTTGGACTATATTGGAGCAGTAGATCCTGCCAGTTATAATGTTGGTCCAGTTAGCATCCGCGGCACAACCTGGGGGCAGAGCCAGGTTGGCGAAACATGGTGGAATACCAGCACAGTGAGATTTATTGACCCCAATCAAGACAACATTGTGTATGCCAGCCGACGCTGGGGACAGACATTCCCAGGCAGTTCAGTGGATGTGTATCAATGGACAGTGAGTACCACACCACCAGCCACCTATGCCGGGCCCGGCGTGCCTTTGACCACACTGAGTTATGTGATTAATACAGTGCTGACTCCGGCTGGTATTTTTGTCACAGAATACTACTTCTGGGTGCAGGGCATCACTGTGACTGCCACACAAAAAGGTAAAACACTGCCCATCAGCACAGTGGCCAACTACATTGAAAATCCTCGTGCATCAGGCATTGCCTATTTGGCAGCATTGAATGCCAGCACTGTGGCATTGTACAATGCCACAGATTACATTCAAGCACAAGATACTATACTCAGCATTGAGTTTGACAAACAGTTGACCAACGACAATGTGCATGTGGAATATGAACTGGTGGCACAAGATCGCGAAGATGCATTTATCAGTGACAACTTGTATCGCAAACTGCAAGACAGTTTTTGCGGAGTGGACACCAATGGCAATCTGGTACCTGACGTCAATCTTGGACCGGCCGAACGTTATGGTGTACAATTCAGACCCAGACAAAGCATGTTTGTGAACAGATTTGCAGCCCTGCGCAACTACTTGACCAAGGCCAATACCATATTGGCTCGCTATGCCATTGCTGAAGATCGTCAATTTGTGCTGCTCAACAGTGCAGATCCTGAACCCAGTGCAGGCTCAGGACTGTGGAACAAGCGTGTGGCCAATTTGGAAATTTTGGGTTTTCAAAACATCAACACTGTGCCAGTGGGTTATGCCTATCTGGTAGAGAGTGACAGCAACAATCGTGGCTTGTGGACCATTTACACAGTGACACAGTTGGGCATCGTGCCAACTGTAGTAAGATCGTTGACGTTGACTCGTGTGCAAAATTTTGACACTAGACAATACTGGAACTATGTCAACTGGTATTTGCCTGGATACAATACCAGCAGTCAGATCTTGGTAGAAGTGCCCAATACCGCTGGTTTGTCCACATTGGATGTGCCGGTGGGCAGCAGTGTACGAGTCACTGCCAACAGTGCCGGTAAATTCGAAATATATCTGCGCACAGCCACAGGATTTGATCGTGTGGGCTTGCAAGATGGCACCATTGCGTTTGCTCAAGAATTGTGGGACTATGCTCTGGGCCGCTATGGTTTTGATCTTGAAGTTTTTGATGCTCAGTATTTTGATCAGGAACCTGTTATTGAAACAAGAAAAATTATTCAGGCCATCAACGAAGAATTGTTTGTGGACGACTTGCTGATTGAACGCAATCGTTTGTTGACTGGAGTGTTTAATTTTGTACTCAGCGAATCTGCTGCGCCTGAATGGTTGATCAAAACCAGCTTGATTGATGTGGAACACAGAATTCGAAATCTGGTGCCGTTCCAAAACTTCAGCCGAGACAATCAAGAGTTTGTGTTGGACTATATCAACGAAGTCAAGCCTTACCATGTGCAGATACGTGAATTCAATTTGAGATACAATGGTTTTGATCAGTGGTTTGGTGACATAACAGATTTTGATTTGCCAGCCTATTTCAACAGCAGTTTGCAAGTGCCGCAATTTACCAGTCCGGTGCTGCTGCCCTATGAAGCTGGCACAGCACTCAACACTGAAACCAACAATCTCAGCAACCTACCAGCCAACAGCACAGTGTGGAGCTCATGGCCCTACAGTCAATGGTTCAACAATTACCTGCTGAGCCTGGATTCAATTGCATTGTTTGAAACTGGCAGCGGATACACTGAACCACCTGATGTGGTAATTACCGCCAATGCAAATGATCCTGCACCCGCTGTGCCAGCGCAGGCCACAGCAGTGTTGAACAGTGCAGGCCAAGTGGAAGCAGTGAATATTGTTGTGAATGGTGTGGGATATCGATCAACCCCGTCAGTTTTATTTGTAGGCGGCAATGGATCTGGCGCAGTGGCCTATGCCAGAATGACCAATGATGTGGTACGTGAGTTTCGCACTGTAATCAGATATGACAGATTCCAGTATCAAACTGTGATACAGGCCTGGAACAGTTCAGGCACCTATGAGAACGGCACCCTGGTGCGCCATCTAGACCGAGTATGGTCAGCACTCAATGCTGATGGCAGCTCAGCAGTGGTAGGGCCCACGTTTGATCTTGAAAACTGGCAGCTGGTCAATGCTGCCACTTACACGTATCCTGGAGCCACTGAAGCAACTGGCTTGACTGGGGTTGATAGAACCATGGGTTTGTATGTGCCTGGTGCCAATTCACCTGGACTGGAATTGCCGTTGTTGGTGGCAGGGGTCGACTACCCAGGAGTGCAAGTCTGGGGAGAATATTTCACCGGTACTCAGACTCTTGATGCCAACTATCAAAGTGAATTTGCAGACATTTATCTAGGCACAAGATTCTCAGATATCAATGTAGATGGTGGCGAGTTCATTGGACCATACGAAGGCCATGCTCCAGAAGAATTGATCAATGGGTCAGAATATGACACCATGGATCTACGAGTGTATACTAGACCAGGATCAGACTGGCAAAGCGATGGCCACGGATTCCAAATTGGCACAATTCGCTACACGTTTGACCCCGCTGTAACACTCATTTACAGCTGGCGCGATGTGGTAGAAACACCGTTCACAATTGTGGTCAGCAATTTGACCACAGGTGGCGTGTTGGTTGAGAGCCTAGACTATGTGATTGACTGGGCACAACAAACAGTGGAAATTCTAAACAATGCGGCCACTGATGACATCATAAACATAGATGTGTACGAAATTGGTGGTGGAAGTCAGCTGTTTAGACAAACCTATACTGGTACTGAGGTGCTGGCCGACGGCCTCAAAATTACAGTTCCAGTGGGCTATTCTGAAATTGTCAGTGCAGATCTATGGATCAACGGTGCTAAGGTTGCACTGCCAACAGTGGAGCCATATACAGAAAGTGTGACTTACAGCAATCTCAACGCCTATGACGCCAATGACATTGTGCTCAACAACGCTGAAATCACTGTGACCAACACTGCCAGTGGCAGCAATGCGGTGACCTGCAACACTACCGCCGCACTCACCACAGGCCAGCCCATACAGTTCTCAGGTTCGGTATTTGGCGGCATTGTGCCTGGACAACTGTATTATGTGCAGACCATACTGAATGGGGTGTCATTTGTATTGTCCGCAGTGGCCGGGTCAACCACTGCTGTGACTCTGACCACAGCCACGGGCAGCATGATCGGTGCCCCACAGGGTGCCTACTACCGTGCTGTGCAAGGAGTGCCAGCTGGTATTGAATTGACCAATACCAATTACTGGTTGCCATTTGTGCCTTCCCGTCGCAGCAAACTCACAGTGACTGCCACTGTGACTGCTACTGATTTACTATCTTTGTTGATACTGGGCAATGCTGTGTCAATCACAGTGACTGATACTATAGCACTGGGCAATGCCATTGTCTTGCAAGGATCAACTTCGCCGCTGTATGTGGGACAACCTGTGTCATTCTCTGGCTACAGTCTGGGTGGAGTGTTGACCAACACAGCGTATCAAGTGTTCTCCATAGTAAGTGATTCTATCAATGCCATAACCATCACTGAAGATGGTGTCACAGAACTGGCATTGATAGATGACGAAGCAGACTGGAGCGGCCAACTCACTGCTAAATTTCAACCAAGCACGTATCAAAGCTGGAGCACTCCGGTGTCTCAAACGTTTGTGGTAGATCAAAACATCATAGACAATGGTGGCGTCACACTGGCGGATGCGCCAATTTTGAACAATGCTGCCAACATGATAGTAATGGTCAACGGTGTCCGAGTACTAGGCCCCAGCTGTATTGAATGGTTAGGTGACGGCACCACAGCCAGTTTTGGCCTGCCACAACGCATGGGCACCAGTTTCTTGCAAAGCTCAATCAATGAGAATTCTGATATTCAGGTCTATGTTGACGCGGTGTTGCAAAAGCAGAGCTTTGGTGCACAAACAGGTGTGTACAGTGTGTCAGCCTGGAACGGCAGCAATACCCCAGGTCGTCAGGTAATTTTTACCACACCCCCGGCCAGTGGTGCAGTGATTGTGATTGCAGTTAGCACCTTGGCAGTGTGTGAATTTGTGTATGATGCCAGTCAACCGGTATTCACTGCTGATTTGCAGTTTTCATCTCTTCTAAATCTAGGTGATGTGATTCAAGTGATCACCTGGAATGACACTGTGCAACAACGTGTGCTAACTCTGACCTTTACAGGGCCAGTACAAACAGGTATTACCACAGTTGAACCCTATGACATTCTTGACTATGACAGCCCCAGCATCAACAATCCTTTTGAACCATTGCCGGGCTTGTTTGATGCTGAAATTGGCAGCAGTATTCCCACCAATGACTTTGATCTGCTGCGTGACAATGTCAATGCCAGCCGACTGTGGGTCACACTGGATGGAGCCAGACTGTTTGAAGGCAGCGACTACACCATTCAAGGACAGTTTTTGATACTCACACAAGGTGCCATAAACTCCAATCAAACAGTGATTGTGACAGAATTCACCAACTCTGTTGTGCCAGAAGCTGTGGAGTTCAGAGTGTTTCAAGACATGCGTGGTGTGCAGGCCACATACCGTATGACTCGTTCAAGCACCACCTACACTGAACAAGCTGTTTCGGCCACAGCTGACGTTATTGTGGTGAACAATGTTCAAAACCTATCACAGCCAGATCTGACAAATGGTGTGTTTGGTCTTGTGACCATCAACGGTGAACGCATCATGTACCGAAATCGAGATCTTGTGACCAATACCATTTCGGGACTGCGCCGCGGCACAGCCGGTACAGCAACAGCAGAGCATGACGCAGGATCCGTAGTATACGACATTGGCCAAGGCAATTTGTTGAATCAACTGTTTCAGGACTATTTGGTCCAAGACACAGGCATGGGCGATGGCACCACCACAGTGTTTTATGCACCCAGCATAGACATCGCTGATTTTGGTGATTCCAGCACCATATATGTAGAAAGCATTGAAGTGTATGTGGGCGGTGTACGACAGTACAACTACAGCAACACCACAGCCAACAGTGAATATCGTTACATAGTGTCGCTGTTTGATCCGCTGGCTATTGAATTCATTGTGGATGATATCTATTCAGCCCCGGCTTCTGGCAGTGAAGTGACCATATTGCAGCGACGCGGTGTCAGCTGGTATGAGCCTGGCAACGGCAACCCCAGCAACGGTCTTGCACTGCAAGAAACTGACACTCAAGCTGCAAGGTTTTTGTGTGACAGATAATCAGCATAAATAACAGACCATGTCCAATACATCTTTAACACAGCCCGCTGATCCCAAACTCAATGCACAACCTGTGCGTAAACCCAACGAAACCGGCACCATCAGTGTGCAAGCACATTTTAGAATCTTTGATCCCACAACGCAAAAAACCATTGTGGAGGGGCGAGCATGATTCATCCCGGACTGTGCAAAATTGAAGGATTTGTCAAGATCTACAACCCTGTCACTGGCGAAGTGCTAGTGAACAAAAAGAATGCCATTCACTATGAAAACATCAGTTTGGCCATGGCTCAAACACTGAGCGATCGCAACATTGGATATATCTATGAAATGGCCTTTGGCAACGGCGGCAGCTCAGTAGACCCCACAGGAGTTATTACCTATTTGCCCCCAAACACCACAGGACAAAACGCTGACTTGTACAATCAAACCTATTCCAAAGTGGTCAATGACAATTCAGCAGCTGACACTGATCCAGAAAACAACCGAATGACACCGCTGCATGTCAGCGGTAACGTTTTTAGTGACATTCTGGTGACTTGTTTGTTGGACTATGGCGAGCCGCCCGAACAACAGGCCTTTGACAATTCAACCAATTTCAACGGCGAATTTGTATTTGACGAATTAGGGTTAAAAACCTGGAACGGAGCGGTGGATAATTTGCGCCTGATCACTCATGTGATTTTCCATCCGGTACAAAAAAGTTTGAATCGTCAGATTCAAATTGATTACACCCTGCGTATACAGACGCTGAGCAACATAAATGCTGTATAAATATTGGAAATAAGAACAGGTAACTGACATGGCATATACAATCAATCTAACCGACGGCACAGTTTTTGCAACCATAACTGACGGTACCATCAACACAGCAAGCTCAATGATTTTGGTGGGCAAAAACTACGCTGGCTATGGTGAATTTTTAGACGAAAATTTCATACACTTGTTGGAAAACAATGCCAACACCACAGCTCCTGCAGCACCGCTGACAGGACAACTTTGGTGGGACAAAACCAACAATTTGTTGAAAGTGTACAACGGGTCCATATTTAAAACCATTTCGGCTGCCACAGCATCAGCTTCGCAACCAGCATCAAACGTCACAGGCGATCTATGGTATGATACTACCAATCAACAACTGAAAGTGTACACAGGTGCAGCGTTTATTGTGGTGGGTCCTGGGTTCTCCACTGCACAAGGCACATCAGGTGCCATACCTGAAACTATTTTGAATTCAGTTGGTGCCACACGATTCATCACCAGTTTGTATGTGAACAATGTCAGAGTTGGTATTGTGTACGAAGGAGCATCATTCACACCCGAAGTCAGTTTGCAGACAGCTTTCCCCACAATTTTCCCCGGCATCACACTGAGTGCAAGTGTGGCTGGTGCTGTGTTTGCTGGCTCTGCTACCAATGCACAGTTGTTGGACAACCTTGACAGCCTGCAGTTCATGCGCAGCGATACTGCCACTGCCACAACTGGTGTGCTGCGTGTGCAAAACAACACAGGTTTGTTTGTGGGTGCTGCCAATGTGTTCAATGTCAACACTACCACCACAGATGCCAACATCAAGAGCAATATCAGTGGTGGCAACTTGATAATTCAAGCCAACGTTGGCGGTGCCACATACGATGTGGCCAGGGTACTGGGAGCCAGTGGTATATTTGCTGTGGCCAATGCAGCCACAGTTGGTACCACCCTGACCGTGACTGGCAACAGTGCAGGCGGTAATTTGACCACAGCTGGGCAGGTGTCAGCCACAGGCAATGTCACTGGTAGCAATATCAACGCTGTGGCACTGGTGCAAGCTGCCACTGTCAGCGCCACAGCCAACGTTCAAGCAGGCAATTTGCGTACTGCTGGCCTAGTTAGTGCCACAGGAAACATAACTTCAGCGGCCAACGTTGCAGGCACATACTTCCTGGGCAATGGTTCCCAACTTACAGGATTGAGTCTAGGTGTGAGTGTGACCAAGATTGAAAATGGTACTTCTGAAGGCTTTATCAATGCGCCCAATGGCAACATTGCATTTACCGTAGCCGGTGTGGCCAATGTGGCTGTGATCACATCAGGCACTGCTTTCTTTGCTGGCAACGTCAGCACAATTGGTATTGAAAAAACTGGAACCAATGCCATTGGTAACATTGGTTCCAGTTCAAATTACTTTAACCGTGTGTTTGCCACTGCTACCACAGCATTGTACGCTGACGTTGCAGAACGCTTTGCAGCAGATGAATTGTTGGAACCGGGCACAGTGGTAGAGTTAGGCGGTTCAAAAGAAATTACTCGAAGCACTGAAGATTTAAGTGAGAATGTGTTTGGTGTTATAAGTACAAGACCAGCCTACACTATGAACGGCGGAGCCGGTGAGGATGACACACATCCTCCGGTTGCAATGACCGGACGAGTGCCTGTAAAATGTGTGGGTACAGTGCGCCGAGGCGATCGACTGGTCAGTGCTGGAGATGGATCGGCTAGAGCAGCACAGCCAGGCGAAGCCACAGCGTTCAATGTGATTGGTCGATCTTTGGAAAACAAACATTTAGCAGAGTTAGGCACAATTGAAGCAATTGTGACCATCAAATAATAAACGTAGGACACAAAAAATGACATATTCAGCAGGCGGCTTGATTCAAGCAACAGATTACAATGGTTTTGCAGATACCACTGTGGGAGCCAATGTCAACGCTACCTGGGGCACTGGCGTGACCAGTGCTGGTTATGGGCAAACTGCTCTTACCACTGTGAGTGCAGCCGGCACGGTCACAGCCACCAACTGGGCCAGTCTAGTCAATACCATTGCTGCTATGGCTGCTCATCAAGGCACCTCAATCACTGCCAGATCGGCACCGGTGGCCACCAATCTTATACAAATATTGGCTGCTGTCAACACAGACATCACCAACTGTTTCAACAATCGAGGCAACGCTGTGGCCAATGGCACCCAATTTACTGGGTACACCGGAACCAACAGCAAAACTACGCAAACAGGCACGTCTGGCGGCGGTGCATGGACCATCACATTCACCAATACGGTGACTTTTGCATCAGCTAACGCGGCTAGATATTTTTTCAACGCTGGCGGCAGAATCAAAATTGATGTGGCCAAATCCAGTACCGGACTCACTGGTGATCCTGAATGGAATGATCTGGCTACCACCTTGTGCGGCGACATTTTTATCACTGGCGGTGCCTACAGCCAAACCATCGCTGGTCAGGTCTACACCGGCACCACCAAGATTGGCGGCACAGGCACACCCACCACCTTGACCACTACCACAGGCTTTTTCGATCTCACACCCGGCGGAGCAGCAGTCATTGTTTACAAACAGTTTGCAGATACAGCGCCATACACTGCCAATTTTATACAACACAGTTTGAGTCTTAATGCAGCCAGCACTGTGTTGACCATTACCACACTGTGGTCAGCCAGTGACTCCAACACACCACCTGTGGGTGGTACTGATCCAATTACCGGTGGTACCGCAGCCTCAGGTGCCACTCCGGGCACAGCACCCTGTACCATTGTGACATACTTCCCACCAAGCACCACTTACCTCTCTGCGTCATGGGGCACACCCGCAGTAGCAGCCACCACAGTCTAACCAAAAGGGGCAACAGCCCCTAGACTTTTCCCTGTTTTTCCTGTACAATGCATTATGAATACTGATGCCCTAGTTGCTCACGCACGAGCTCGATTTGATCATGCAGCCGCCCGTCGGGTGCTAAAAGAGAAATATGAAGCCAAAATGGTGTTTGCCTATGGGGGTGGAATGTGGCGTGCCGGTCCCGACCTGTTGACCACACTGTTGGCTTGCGCACAAGACAAGGATGTTGTGATACTAGACTTGTATGAAACCCCTGTTAAAATTACAGTAACAGACTTGTTTGCTCGAGCACACGAACGTTGGCAAGAACAAATGAACGCATGGAAAGTAGAATGGGACGAACTAAACCAAAAACGTTGAGTCAAGGTGTTGTGATCTTTGCCTTCAACAATGAAGCCACAGATTACATCTCCATGGCAGCATGGTCGGCAAAGAACATTCGTCGCCACTTGAACTTGCCTGTGGCTGTAGTAACAGATGCACCTGAAGAGGCAGCAAAGTATACATTTGACCACATCATCGTCACAGCACCGGATACTGGTGGCTCAAGACACTTTGCGGATTACAACGCCAACGTGACCTGGCACAATGCTGGACGCATCAATGCTTATGAACTGTCACCTTTTGATCAAACTCTGGTACTGGACGCTGACTATGTTGTGGCCAGCAATTCCTTGTTGGATGTATTGAAACTACCGCAACAGTTCGCAGCCTTTAGAGATGCATTCGAACCCAGCAGCATGACCAATCTTGAAACATTTGGTGAGTACCGAATGCCCATGTGGTGGGCCACTGTGATGATGTTCCGTCGTGGCAATGTCAGCCAATACATATTTGATAGCATGCAAATGATACGAGCCAACTGGCAACACTATCGAGACTTGTATGGCATACACCAAAGCAACTATCGCAATGACTATGCGCTGAGCATTGCCTTGGGCCTAGTGGCCGGTGCTGAACAATCGGTGCATACTATATTTCGTCCCATGCTCAATGTACTACCCGAGCATAAGCTGACTTGCGTTGAACCAGACAGTTACGAAATTGAATACACCAATGCAGAAGGCAAATTGAAAACCATGAGTTGGCAGGGACTGGACTTTCATGCCATGTGCAAGCGACACTTGGAGGTGATAGTTGCAGCCAGCTGACGAACAAGGTTATGTGATTGTTGCTGTGAACAGCGACACAGTAGATTACCAGGACTGTGCCCGCACCTTGGCCAAGACCATACGCTACTGGGATGCATCAGCACGTATCTGTTTAGTCACAGACAGCCCCGACACTGACCCCATGTACGACTACCACAGACAGATTGTGCCCGATGCCAACCCATTTGCCAATGATGCACAACTGTTTCGACTCACACCATTTAGAGAAACTATCAAACTAGAAGCAGATATGTTGATTGTGAGTCCCATTGATCACTGGTGGACACAGTTCAGACATAGAGATGTTGTGATATCAACCGGCTGTAGAGATTGGAAAGACCGTGTGAGCACCGCAAGCCATTACCGCAGAGTATTTGATGCCAACCACTTGCCTGACGTGTACAATGCTGTCACATACTGGCGGCGCAGTGAAACAGCGAAAGAGTTCTTTGGCTGGGTAGAAAACATATTTGCCAACTGGGTAGAATTTAAAAAACTCATAAAGTTTCCAGATGAAGTACCGTCTACTGATCTAGTGTATGCCATGGCTGCCGAAATCATGGGCCCAGAACGTGTGACCATGCCATTTAGTACATACCCAAAAATAGTGCATATGAAACGACACATAGCAGGAACACACACTGAACGCTGGCCGGATGAACTGGTGTGGGAATATCAAGAATTGCGATTGCGCATACAAACTGTGCCACAAACAGGTGCGTTTCATTACCATGTTAAAGATTGGCAGGCACAATGAAAAAAGTATTTGTAAATGGCACATTTGATATACTACACGTAGGACACATTGCCTTGCTTGACTACGCAAAGAGCCTGGGCGACCAGTTGGTTGTAGGGATTGAACAGCCAACAATGACACCAGAAGAGTTTTGGGCTGTGCTGCATGCAATACCAGAGCCACCTCAGCCATTCTTTAGGCTGTACTATGATGAACATGGTCGGCCACTATTCTACAGCATGGAAGATTGCCCTGGTACATACATTGAGATTGACCAGGCAACTTTTGCTCGCAGTGCTTCCAACGTGCGTGTGCGTGATGGAAAACTAGTAGAAATAACCTGGTCAACCACAACAAAATTGGTTCCTGGCAACTCTGGATCCCCTTGTCATCCTGACAATGTCGCTGTAATCGTTGCCGAGAACCAACCTCATACCCGCTGGAGTAAAAAGACATATGAATCAAATTGACATTGCAGACTTGGACTGTGTATACTTGAGTTACGACGAGCCCGAAAAAGAAGAGTTTTGGGTACAGATCAAGAACATGGTGCCATGGGCCACGCGAGTAGATGGCATCAAAGGCTCAGATGCCGCCCACAAGGCAGCGGCTGCTGCCAGCACCACCGAACGCTTTATACTGATTGACGGGGACAACATTCCCGATGCTGCCTTCTTTAACCAAACATTGACATTTGCCACACCCGATTGGGAACAGGCCGTGTTTCGTTGGCGTGCCCGCAATCACATCAATGGCCTGATGTATGGCAATGGTGGGTTGAGTTCGTGGACACGTGAATTTATAATGAACATGCGCACACACGAAGCCACAGACGGGCGTGTGGAGACTGAAGTGGAGTTTTGTTTTGACCCTTTGTATTGGGCCATGTACAACTGCTACTCAACCACGTACCCCAATGGTTCCCCTTTTCAAGCATGGCGTGCTGGATTCCGCGAAGGTGTAAAAATGTGTTTGAACAAAGGGGCAAAGCCCACGGTGGAAGAATTCCAACAACAGGTACACAAGCGCAACCTGGATCATTTGACCATATGGCACAACATTGGTGCAGACGTCAACAATGGGCAATGGGCCATGGCTGGTGCTAGACAGGGCACTTACATGACCATGCTCACAAACTGGGATCACCGCGAAGTGCAAGATTTTGCTGCCTTGGCTGAAATTTGGGAAACGGTAAAAGATTCCGAACCAAGGCTGTTGGGTGGGCGTGTAGCAGACGATTTGCACAGTCAGTTAGACTTGCCCATGGCCATATTCGAAGGCGAACAAAGTCGATTCTTCAAACAACATTATCGTTCAAACTGGCACAATCGTGACATTATGACCAGAGAGATTGATGTTATTAGACAGCAAGAAGGATGGTAAAATGGATTATAAAAAACCTTGGCATGCGTTAAACATTGACATCAGCAATGCTGTGCGTGAAGATTTTGATTTTCAGAACTTGTACAACAACTCAGAATACAATGGAAAATCGGCTGGAGTATGGAATTTCATGAACCACAATGTGGATCAATTGCTGTCACAAAAATGGATAGATAGCATGCACAGCATTGGTCTTCCGGTGAAATCTGCTATGGTATTCTTCCGCGAGCCTTATTATATACACCCAGGAGCACATGTAGATGTGTTTTGGGACGGTAGAATTGTGATAGGAGCTTTAAATTGGGTGTTAGATCCAATGGATGACAGTGAAATGATTTGGTACGACATGCCTCTTGACTCTGGACAGTCTCTATTGACATCTGCGCAAACAAAATATCTTAACTGGGACGATAGCAGTATCAAAGATCACGTGCTGGATCGTCGCTGCATCGGTTTGCAGCCTACTTTAGTTAGTGTAGGAATTCCGCACAATGTTATTGTAAATTCTCGAGCTCGTTGGGCTATATCTGCAAGACTAAAATTGCCCATGGTAGATTCCTGGCAGCAAATTGTTGATCATTGTGCACCATTTATCAAGGAGTAAAAAATGCTTGTTGCAAATCAAAAACCCATCTGTCTTATTGGCTACGAAATAAGTACGTTGGTATTAGAAGCCAAACACTTTTTCAGTCAAGAATTTCACGGTGAGATCATAGTGATAAATCCTGATGAATTCTTTCACATAATTGATCATGCACAATATCAATATGGTGTTGCTTTCAACCTAGACCTAAAGTTGAGATTAAAAGTAATTGATTATATCAATGCAAATCAACTTGATTGTATAACTTATGTGCATGATACAGTGGTTTGCTATACCAAAGATCTAACTACTGTAATAGGTAAAGGCACTGTTATTGGCCCATTTAACTCAATATTGCCGCACAGTAAAATTGGTCGACATTGCATGATAGAATCGTATTGTTTGATTTCACACTATGTTGAGCTTGGTGATAACGTACATCTACACTCAGGCACAATGATTGCTGGCAAAACTAAGGTAGGCAACAACGCAACTTTTAATTTCAAATCGGCAGTGCTCAATGGACTTGAATTATGTGATAATATCGAAGTTGGAGCATGTAGTACAATCACTAAAGATATCGAGAAATCTGGTGTATATGTAGGGACTCCAGCACGTAGAATTGGCGATATAAGGGAAAAAAATGTATCATGAATGGCCATTGGGTGTCATACCTGAACACCTGCAAAGACCTGAACTTGCTCAACTTGAGGCAGCAGGATACAGTTTTGATGATCCTTTTGATACAGTAAAAATTTTTGAACACAAGGTTGCAGTCTATGCAGGGTCGCGTTATGCAGTGGCAGTTGATTGTTGCAGTCATGGCATATTTTTATGTTTAAAATATCTCAAAGCAAAAGGAACTATCAATATTCCAGCTCATACCTATGTAAGTGTTGCCATGCAAATAATTCATGCTGGTTGTCAAGTGAATTTAGTTGATATGGACTGGACTGGATGTTATCAACTTGATCCTTATCCAATTTGGGATGCAGCCCCTCAATGGCGTCAAAACATGTATCAAGGCGGATTTCACGTTGTGAGTTTTCAGGCCAAAAAAGCCATACCTATTGGACGTGGGGGGATCATTTTGACGGATGACATTGATGCTGTTTCCTGGTTGCAAAAAGCCAGATATGATGGCCGAAATCAATCAACCACTTATGCCAATGACAGCATTGATTCTCAGGGCTGGCACATGTATATGACTCCCGAAGACGCAGCTCGTGGCATTTTGTTAATGGATGCACGACCCCAAGACTGGCCGGACCGTCGAGGCAAAGATTTTTACCCCAATTTATCTAATCATCCATTTTTTACAAATGCAAGTTGATATTACAAAGCACTGGGGGGACAATGAAATATTTTATCAAGCTGAATTATCATCAAAAATAATTTACAGCATGCAAAAACATGGAAAAGTAATTTTGATTTCACCAGAATCTCGATCACTCAAACATTCAGGGTTGAGTGAGTTTCTCGACACACTGTGCAATTTTTGGAACTGGAACCCAAAGGACATAGTGATAGCATCAAACAACATTTTTGAAGTTTCCAGTAAATACACAATAGAACCAATATCTATTCCTTGTTTATCTTTAGATAAAACACATCCTAGACACACTCCCTGGGACGGATCCAAAAGTTATGGAATGTTTTTAGGTCGGGCCACAGCAGAAAGACTTCAGGCAGTGTCACGCCATCAAACATTTGATTTCCGTGATCAAGGTCTTAGTAGTTTTCATCACAATGTAAAAAAACATATTGATACAAACGCATTGTTGAAATATCTGTGCGAGTCTGACAGTAGGTACAGCGAACTCATAAAGTTGGCTCCTTACAGCGATATCGGTCAAGTTGATGAACAAATTATTGGAAAACACAAAACGCAAGGTTGGGCAGAGGTGTACAAACAAATTGCACTTGAATTAGTGTTTGAAACATCAACAGCAGACGACGTTATTACTGTGTCTGAAAAAATACTTAGGCCAATGCAGTATGGTCGCCCATTCATGCTTGTGGCAAGCAAACAAGCAGTACAAAAATTATCAGATCCTGAATTGCTTGCTGGACATTTTTTAGAACTAGCAACAAAGTGGAATCGTAAATATTACGAAGACTTTGCACAAAATTTTACAGGGATAAAATTCTTTAAAAATGTTTTTGGAACCGATTACGACAATGATTCTGGAATACACAGAGTAAATCATGTGTTTGATATTTTGCATACTCTAATTAGAACCAATCAAATTCATTCTATTCACGACAAGTGTCGGCAAGACATTGAGCACAATCATAAGAATGTGCTGTTGTTAAAAAAATTAGCTAGAAATATGGGCAACTGGCAAAATCTCATGAACGCAAAGTATTCCAATGCAAAATAACAAAAGTCATTGGTTGCGCAGCGCAGAAAACATGCAAGAACAATTAGGTCCTGCATTATGTTTAGCAAAGTGGAAACAGGTCAGTTTACATTTGACTACAGGCATGAACAACTCATGCTATCATCCACCATTGCACCCAATCAATCCTGCAGAAATTGCAATAGATGTGTCAGCATTGCACAACACTGATTATAAAAAACAACAACGTCGGATGATGTTGGCAGAAGTGAAACCTAGTGAATGTCAGTACTGCTGGAACATGGAAGATCAGGGCAAGATCAGTGATCGACACTACCGTTCAGGTGAATCTTGGGCCGCGGTGGATTTTGAATCAATAAAAAATAGTACAGGAGAGGAAAATGTTATCCCCAGTTATGTTGAAGTTAATTTTAATCACGCTTGTAATCTTAGGTGTAGTTATTGTAGCCCTCAGTTTTCGAGCTCATGGGCAGATGAGGTTGCACGACTGGGTGCTTATCCTACTAGCAGTCCACACAACTCTCCTGATCATTTTATGGGTCAGCGTAGGCCAATACCAACCAGAGAATCAAATCCTTATGTTGACGCCTTCTGGGCCTGGTGGCCAGACCTGTACCCTCACTTAGAACATTTCCGAATGACTGGTGGCGAACCGTTGCTGGACAAGAACACATATCGTGTGTTTGATTATGTGTTGACCAACCCCAGTCCCCGACTACATTTGAATGTCACAAGCAACTTCTCAGTGGATGAGAAGTCATGGCAAAAGTATTTGACCTATGTCAAGGCCATATGTGATGGTCGCATTGAACACTTCATGCAATATGTGAGCCTGGATGGCTGGGGCGAGCAAGCGGAATACATGCGCAATGGCCTGGACTTTGATCTGCTGTGGGATCGAGTGAATCAATTCCTCACACAAGTGCCCAACTACTCAAGTCTTACATTTATCATCACAATGAACAATTTAAGTGTGACCAGTTTAGACCAACTGTTTGCTGGCATACTAGGCCTACGCAAGGTATACAGTGTGGACTATCAACGTGTGTGGTTTGATACACCTGTGTTGCGTGAGCCTGCTTGGCAAAGCCTACAAATCTTGCCAGAAAGTTATGTTGAACGACTGGAGTTGTTATGGGCATGGATGATACGTCAAATTGAAACAGAAGAAGAACCGTTCAAAGGATTCAAAGATTACGAATTGCATAGGCTGGATCGCGACATTGCCTGGATGCGGTCTGCACAGTTAACAGATCACAGTCGTGCAAAAGCAGACTTCTATCGTTTCTTCAGCGAACATGACCGCAGACGCGGCACAGACTTTTTGAAGACATTTCCTGAGATGCGAAGCTGGTGGGAGGAGTGTGCATACCATGCTAGGCAATCGTAAGATCATTGTAGATGAATGGGCTGAGGTATGGGATTTGCTCAAGACACATGCAGATGGCAGCTTCTGGCAGTGGACTGACATTGTACTTGATCCCAACAATGTGTATATTGTTGGGCGTGTGACATTAAAAAATCACTTTACAGAAATCACAGAATGGGCAAGGCATTATCCTGGCCGTATTGTATTTTCCAATCCTGCAGAAGGCAGCGAAACCATACTGTTGCAACTCACACGGTTGCGCATCAAAGAACAAGTACGACAAGGTGAGATTTTATTGTTGACCTCAGGCAACATGGAGCCAGGATGGCGTTACTGCAAAACAGACTGCTACTTCTCCAACATTGTAGAGTACCTGGAAAATTTACGTGCTCATGAGTCTTATCCACAACTGTATCACAAAGTCAACAAGCCTTATGACTTTTTGTTTTTGAACGGGCGGTTACGACCACATCGCAAGTACCTAATAGATGCCATGCGCAATCGCAAACTGCTGGATCGAGCACTGTGGACCAATCTCAATGATCGTGTGGAAATGGCCTGGAGCAGTCAATTACAAATTGGCGATTCTGAACCCATACGATTATTGCCTAAACAATATGAAATTGATCGTGCATTGCCCAATATGAGCACAGTGCCCGGGGGATTTGTAAAACATTACTTGTTTGGCAACACCTGGGGCGATGCAGAAGTCAATCCTGCACCATACATTGACACATACTTCAGTGTGGTCACCGAAACCATTTACGACTATCCGTACACATTTCGCACAGAAAAGATCTGGAAGCCCATGATCATGTGTCATCCATTTGTGGCAGCAGCCAACCGCGGATACTACAAGGATTTACACTCAGCAGGATTCCAAACATTTGGGCACCTGATTGATGAAACATTTGATCTAATAGATGATCCTCGAGATCGTGCCAACAGAATAGTTGACGTTGTAGCAGATATATGTTACAATGGTGCTGCCAGTTTCTTGGAAGCCGCTAGATCCGTTTGTAAATACAACTATCAACAACTTCGCGAACACAATGCTCGTGAACGTGCAGAGCTTCCAGAACGTTTGGCCCAATACATCAATGAATGATTTAGAATTTAAACAACAGGTCCTAGACCCGTTATCCCCAAGTTTTTGTGCAGCGAAGTGGTACAATGCTACCATTTGGTTAGGAAGTGGGCAGACCACAAGTTGCCATCACCCGCCAGCTCATTTGATTGACATTGATAAAGTCTCTAACAACTCTAGGCTGTTGCACAATACTGATCAAAAGAAAGCAGATCGTCGAGAAATGGTGCTGGGCAAACGTCCTGCTGGCTGTGAGTACTGCTGGAAAATTGAAGACATGGACACCAACGCTGTGAGTGACCGTGTGTACAAATCAAAGATATATGAAATAAAGGACATCAACGATGCATACTACGGTGACAACTACCACAAAGACATCAATCTTAAAACTCTCGAAATTAGTTTTGATCGCACTTGTCAATTTGCTTGTTCTTATTGCAATCCTGCTTTTAGTTCCACTTGGGTCAATGACATCCGGAAACATGGGCCCTACGTCGGATTGGTTAGCGATGGTAGGAACCATTTTACTCACACTCATGATAGTAGTCAACTTTATAAATTCGGTGAGACTAATCCGTACGTGGAAGCCTTCTTCGACTGGTGGGAATCGGACCTCCACCGCACCTTGCAAGAACTGCGAATAACCGGCGGTGAACCTTTGATGTCGGGTTACACTTGGAAACTGATAGAATGGTTCAAGACCAATCAAGGACGAAGTACGACCCGGTTGGCTATCAATTCAAATCTTGGCATTGAGATGAGCAAGATCAAAGACTTTGCTGTGGCCGTTGCCCCATTGCCCAAGGTGGATTTGTATACCTCAATGGAAGCCACATTTGCGCAAGCAGAGTATATTAGAGATGGCCTTGACTACAACCAATGGCTCAACAATGTGTTGTTTTTGTTGGAAGGAAGATTTGTCAGTGCAGTGCATGTGATGTGTACCATCAATGCCTTGTGCTTGGACAGTCTTGTGAGTCACCTTGACATGATGTTGACATTGAAACAACGTTATGGTCGAGATCAACTGAACTTTACATTGAACATCTTGCGCTTTCCCAGTTTCCAAAGTGCATTAGTGCTGCCAGACAACATACGTACTGGTTATCGCTTGCAGTTGGAAGCATGGTTGTTTCACAATCAAGATAATCCTTGCTTGCACGAACACGAAGTAAATCATGTGCTACGGCTAATTGATTATTTGGACGTTGTTAAAACTCCACACTCAGAAGCATTTGAAATGCCAAAACTGTTAAACGACTTTAAACAGTTTTACACACAGTATGATCAACGCAGGGACAAAGTCTTTGCTAAAGCGTTTCCTAACCTAGAAGAATGGTATGACTCAATACAAGTATAACAGCACTGATTTGGTACGGCCAACAGAGTTAACTGAACGTGAGCAGTTTTTACTAACAGACTCAAAAACATTCTGCATATATCCCTGGATACACCTGCATGCCTACCCCACAGGTGAAGCATATCCTTGCTGTCATGCTGAAATGTCTGTAGGACCGGTGGGCAATTGCCGCAAAAATACCTTGGAACAAATATGGACTGACACACCCATGCAACAACTGCGCCAGGACATGTTGACCGAAACACCTAATGCTGCCTGTGGTCGTTGTTATGAACAAGAAGCCAATGGATTCTTTAGTGGGCGTAAGAGTGCAAACAAGCATCACGGGCACCAGATTAAGAAGTTAGACGAGAATCCTTTTGAAATTACTTACTGGGATATTCGTTTTAGTAATTTATGCAATTTGAAATGCCGCAGTTGCGGACACATATTCAGCAGTCAGTGGTATCAAGATCAAGCCAAGTTAGCAGGTGGTGATTGGAAAGAGCAGAACTCGGTGTTGAACTATGCAGGGCGCACTGAAACAGACATGTGGGAACAACTAGAACCACACTTGAACTATGTGGAACAGATTTACTTTGCTGGCGGCGAGCCCTTGTTGATGGAAGAACACTATAACATCCTAGCGGAGTTGGTCCGGAGAAAACGCTTTGATGTGCGATTGATTTACAACACCAACTTCACTCACACTGAACTCCGAGGCCGAAGTGTGTTTGAATATTGGCGGCAGTTTGACAATGTGGCAGTAGGCGCAAGTCTAGACGACTCAGGCGCACGAGGTGAGTACATTCGCAAAGGCACAGACTGGGCTGTGGTAGAACAAAATCGCAGAGACATGCTGCAGATATGTCCTGAAGTTGATTTTTATATCTCGCCCACACTCAGTATTATGAATGCATGGCATCTAACAGACTTTCATCGTGATTGGACGGAACGTGGGTTGATTCGTGCGCAAGATTTGAATGTAAACATATTACAAGATCCTGCGCACTACAGAATAGATATCGCGCCCGCGGAATACAAAAAACAATTGCTAACAAAGTTTACTGATCATATCAACTGGCTAAAACATCAGGATCCATTGCAACGAGCCACAGTGGGATTTGAAAGTGCTGTCAAGTTTATGATGGCCACGGACAATACACATTTGCTAGACACGTTCTGGCGCAAAACATACGAGTTAGATGACATTAGAAAAGACAATATACTCACAGTGATCCCAGAATTGGCAGTATTGCAATGAACATACCACACGATAAATTCTGCGTACTACCTTGGGTTAGTATCGAAGCAAGCCCTATCGGCACAGTGCGTCCTTGTTGTCTTGCTGACGATGAAATATTAGATGACAACGGCAACAAATTTGAATTAAGCACTGCCAACTTTGCTGACATACAAAATAGCAATCACATGCGTGGTTTACGTGAGCAGTTTCTTGCTGGTGAACGTCCACAAACGTGTCGCAAATGTTGGAATGAAGAACGCGGTGGCCGCACCAGCAAACGCATGCACACGCTAGACAGACTCAAGCATTCAATTACGGACACAGAGTGGACAGCAGATGCCAAACCCTTGATGTTTTTAGATTTGAAACTGGGCAACATCTGCAACTTGAAATGTCGTATATGTGGATCGTGGAGTTCAAGTCAGTTTGCCACAGAAGAGCTGAATGATCTACACCCCGATCATGACAAAAAACAAACTTATGCATATCAAATGCTACGTGCTGGAGCATGGCCCAGAGAGAATCAGCAGTTCTGGCAACAGATTGATAGTGTGTTGACAGACATTCGTTACATTGAATTCACTGGCGGCGAGCCGTTCATGATTGACCAGCATTTTGACATGTTGCAAGGTATCATTGACCGTGGCATCGCACATCAGGTTGAAATACACTACAACACCAATGGTACGCAATATCCCCAACGTGGCGAAGGCATTTGGCGGCATTTCAAAACAGTTGAAATTGCATTCAGCATTGATGACATAGGTGCTCGTTTTGAATATCAACGAACCAATGCAGACTGGGCCATGGTATTGGACAACATCACAAGATTTCAATATTTAAAAACTCAAATTCTCAATTTGCAGTTACAGTGTTGCAGTACAGTAAATGTGTTCAATGTTCGTTATATTGATGAGTTGGCGCACTGGATAGCATGTCAACGATTTGACTTTGTGTACTGGAACATGATGCATGATGCTTGGTACTTTAGTATTGCTACACTGCCTGACACAGCCAAGGCAGGCATAACACAACATCTGCTGAACGCAGATGTGCCACCTGAATACCGCGAGGAGTTTGATCGCATTGCGGACTTTATGAATACTGGTGCTTCAACTGATGGATTCATGTTGCGTATGAAAATTGCAGACTTGGATCGCAAACGCAATCAAAACTTACAAGATGTTGAACCTGAACTAGCTGCTCTGATAAACTATGTCAAAACGTAAACTGATTTATCGCGATGCCGACTATGTGAATTTCAACGACGGTGTTATTCGCCCGTTGGTAGAGCTGCATTATGACATGGTTGAGTTTGATCCCGCTGTTTCATATGATCGTACCGATTTTGTAGTAAGTACATTTCAACAAGATTTTTTAGCAGATCCTTGGTACAAGCCCCTGGAAGACGCTGGACATTCAATTGTGATCAATCATTTATGGGATAGCGATGTTGAGTGTGGTAGTTTTCTATTGCACAACAACAAATTGGATCTCAGATGTAAAAATTGGGTGTGGTATCACACAGCCTTGTTGGCAGATCACAATGGGTATAGTCAGTATAAACCAAAAATTGACTATACCCATGATTTTCTATGCCTGATGAACAAAGTTAGAGATCACAGAGACGCTGTGGCCGCTGACCTTGCACCACAACTGGCTCATGCTCGGTGGAGCTATGTCGACCGTGGTCGGTTCATACAAGATGACCAAGAACGAGCCACACCTGTGTTTTGGGAATTTTACATGAATCCGCAATGGTACAACAGCACTTGTTGGAGTCTGGTGGTTGAAAGTTACATGCGCAGTGATTGGTATTTTGCTAGCCCTGGAGGCAAAAGTTATCAAACTGAAATATCTGAAAAAAGTTACAAACCCTTGGCCTATTGGCATCCCATGATTGTGTGCGGCAGTGTAAATACATTGAAATTTTTGCATGCACAAGGATTTGAAACTTTTGAAAACCTGTGGAGTGAATCATATGACGTTGTGCCATCAGACCAAGCTCGGCAACTAGCAGTGTTTGATCTGGTTCGAGACGTAGTTCATACTCACAATCGTCAATCATCTGGCTGGGACCAACTGACTCAACAAAAACTTGCGCACAACAATGCAAGATTTTTTGATCTAGAATACGTTAAAAAAAAGTTTGCTAAAGAAATCATAAATGACATTGAGGAGTTTTTGAATTGATATACATCTGTGGGGACAGTTTTGGCGTAAGCGATGCTGAGTATGGAAACTGCTGGGCAGACATTGTTGCCAACCAATTTCCAACCGGCAATCTTTGTCAGATAGCTGCCACCAATTTGTTAATAGCTCAACAAGTAGATCGGGCCATTGCGGCCAGTGCAGACTTTGTAATTGTACAATTTACGTCTGTGACCAGAAGTGAAAAATTACACAACGGCAAGTATGTTCCGTTTAGCTACCACACTGCCAGCACACAAACCACACCTTTTTCAAAATCACAACTGCAAATACTAAAGGACTACTACACTGAATTTTTTGATATCAATTTAGCAATTTATCAAAATACAATCACTGTTGAACACACTTTGCAAAAACTAGTCGACACTGGTATACCGTTTTGTTTTTCACAAGGCGGGTTTGAACATGCAAACTTTCATCCGATGGCAACTAATTATTTTGCAAAATTTAACCACTGGCGAAGCAGTATTAATTTGTGGGACTATACGGTCACTAGAGAGTATCGACCATACTATCACATCACTGACCGACAGATACACCAACAGGTGGCTGATTATTACATAGAAGAAATAAAAAAGACATTATGAAAAAAATATTGGTATGCGGAGCCGGTGGATTTATAGGAAGTCATCTTGTGCGTAGTTTGAAAGCACAAGGGAACTATGTTGTGGGAGCTGATCTCAAACTGCCAGAGTTTGGTCCCACTGCAGCAGATGAGTTTCATCAAGTTGACCTGCGCAACCAACGGCAGGTTACCAAATTAATCACGCAAGACATGGATGAGATATATCAACTGGCTGCTGACATGGGCGGCGCAGGATTTGTGTTTGTAGGAAACAATGACGCAGACATCATGCACAACAGTGCTTTGATCAATTTGAACATCTTGCATGAGATCACATTCAAAAAGACGCCCAAGATCTTTTACAGCAGCAGTGCTTGTATGTATCCTGCACACAATCAACTTGATCCTAACACACCCATTATGACAGAAGCCAGTGCATATCCTGCTTATCCCGACAGTGAATATGGTTGGGAAAAGTTGTTCAGCGAACGACTATATCTGGCATTTGCCAGAAACTACGGTATAGATGTGCGCATAGCTAGACTGCACAATGTGTTTGGTCCTGAAGGTACCTGGTGCGGTGGCAGAGAAAAAGCACCTGCTGCCTTGTGTCGCAAAGTGGCTGAAAGTTCGGGCACAGTAGAAGTCTGGGGGCCAGGCACACAAACACGCAGTTTCACCTACATAGATGACTGCATAGAAGGCATACAAAGACTAATGGCTAGTGATTACTCGCAACCTATCAACATAGGATCTAACAGAATAATCACACTCAATAACCTAGTGCGTCTGATTACGGACATAGCCGGTAAAAATGTAGACATCGTGAACGTACCCGGACCTGTGGGAGTAATGGGACGTACTAGCGACAATACTCTTATTCGTCAAGTGCTTGACTGGGCACCACCAGACAACTTAGAATCAGGGTTGGAAAAAACTTATCGTTGGATCGAATCACAACTATGAGCTTGTGCATGGCGCCCTGGGTGCATACCTATTTGAGTCCGCAAACAGAACGGCGCATGTGTTGTGCAAGCCGTGAGCCTGCGCAGAATTTTGAGCAATACATAGACACAGCCGCGGGCACTGGCAAGTATATTCCTATCACACTGGATGAACATTGGAACTCACCACACATGATGAGTGTGCGTAGCCGTATGATGTCAGGAGAGACACTACCTGAATGTGAAGTGTGCAATAACAAACTGTTGAACACCGACGTTTACCGCACATATTTTTGGCAACTATTCAAACATAAGTATCCTGACATCTGGGAGACCACAGACACCGCAGGCCGCACCACAATGCAGCCAGTGAGTTGGGATTATAGATTTAGTAACTTGTGCAATTTTAAATGTAGAACATGTGGTGACATGCTGAGCTCAAGCTGGGAAACAGAACAGCGACAACACAACATGATTGACTGGTCAAATTCCAAGAATGCCTGGATGAAACCTGAAGTGCGGCAAGAAATTTCTGCATTTCAAGACAGCAAGATAGAAGCCGAGTTTGCGGCAGCAGTGGAACAGCATCGTGTTGAAGAAGTGTACTGGGTAGGTGGCGAGCCCTTGATGTACGAACAACATTGGCGTTATATGAAACGCATAGTTGAATTAGGGGATGGGCCGAAGGTATATGCTAGATACAATACAAATCTATCCAGAGTGGATTATCGAGGTGTTAACTTATATCGCGATATTCTCAGCGGGCTGCGCGATTGGCAGATATGTGCAAGTCTCGACGGCACAGGCGCAATTGGTGAATACATTAGAACAGGCCTTGAGTACGGTCGCTGGCTTGACAATTTTGGTCAAGCAGTTGCGATCCAACGTCACCGACGTCAAGTACGAATTGACTTTACGCTCACTCTGCCCGGAATGTTCGAAGTTACACGCATTAGACAACTTGCACAAACACACGGAGTCGACATCCTTGCTAAAGTGATATTCTCATTCTCACCAGACATTGTGTTGAGTCCATTGGCCTTGCCTAGAACGCTGTTAGACCCGTGGATTGACGAACTAGTACTTGAAATAGATGGTGCTTTGCGTGACATGTTGGTGCAATTAAAAACACGCCCTACATTTGAAGAACAATGGCCAGATACTTACCGGCAAGGTCTTGCAAGTGGGCGGGATCGTGTGTTACAATTAGAAAGCATACGCACACAGAAGATTACCATGACGGAGATACTTGCTGAAAGACCCGCGGTGCTGGAATGGTGGAACAACATTGCTTGATAGAATTGAAATAGACCTGCGCGGAGTAGACACGCTCACACTGTGCATCGATGTAGCAGACAATAGTCTCAGTCGTAAATGGCTGACTGCATTGAACAATATCATACGTAATGACTTGCATTTGGAAAAAAATTACTGTTGGTTGGGCTGGACCGAAAGTGAACGAACTGCTGAATACATTGTCGATCAAATTAATGCCAGTATCACAGCCATTAACACAGCCAATTTGGGTTATACAATCGATGATCACTTCACAGTAGCAGAGACCATACAAGATAACCTGGATGTTGATCATGAGCGTATGAATTGGTTGCATCGCTATTTTGAAGATCTCCAAGGACATTCAGGACACATGAGTTCTTACTGGAAGCAAGCAGATGCTGTGACACGTTGGCACATACGTCAACTCAACTTGTTGTGTCATGAATACGAAAGTCTTGTACTGAGCATGCGCAAAGTTGTTCAGGCCCCTGAGTGGCGTAGACCCAGCCAGCTAATGTGTTGGCTCAATGCACCAAGATTTACTTTAGATACAGAAGATTATGAATTGTTTGGTGTAGACACAATTAATCGTCAAATGGGCGGAGTATATGTGGGTGTGAACAAAGCGGTAAGCAAAGCACATTGGGAAGTGTTCAATGACGAAGGCCGCAATGTAGATGAATTAACAACCACCAGTCTGCGCAACCAAACTGAGGCAGCTGGAGATTTTGATATTGAATGGGCTCGAGACCCAGGTGCGTATCACTGGCAAATAAAAAAGATTGCTGAATTCCGAACATGGTTGACCAACAACGGTTTTGATCCAGAAGACAAGTCATTGACAATCGGGCATCCCAAGGTAGCACAAGTTAATTTGTCTAAAACATTTGGCACATTGGACTACAATCAAATTTGGCAACAAATTGCTGCCTATCTTGATGTGTATAAAATACGCACCAGTGATACCGAAGCTACATACGAGTATCGCTGGAGCGATCAAGACTACGCTGAACAGCAAATAAGGAGACTAAAATGAAATGGCTACGCAGACTTTGGGATAGAATTACCTTGGAAATACGTTATCGTAAAAAGCTGAAAGAACTTCGCAAACGAGATCCTTTTATCTACAAATGAATATACTAGGTATCAGTGCTGGATTTCATGATGCTGCTGCCACAGTGATCAATAACCAAGGCGACATTTTGTTTGCCGGCCACTCAGAACGCTACAGCAAAAAGAAAAATGATGCTGAATTGTGTGCAGGTCTAATAGATGATGTAATATATTACAATGATTATGGACCAATGTCCTGCACTCCAGAAATTGTGGCATATTATGAACGGCCGTGGCTCAAACAACTTCGACAATTATATGCTGGTCAGGGGGTTGAATGGGACAAAATAACGGTCAACCAAATTTTAAAATCACAACTGCAAGGCCGTATTAAACCCAAGCAGGTGCATAGTTTCAATCATCATCTTTCACACGCTGCGGGTGGCTTTCAAACAAGCCCGTATGATCGTGCCACTGTAGTGGTAATTGACGCCATAGGCGAATGGGACACAATATCAATCTGGGGAGCAGAATATGATGGACAAGGACGAGCACGGTACCTACGATTATGGGGACAACATTACCCTCACAGCCTGGGTCTCTTTTATAGTGCAATTACTAAGCGTGTGGGCCTACACCCACTAGACGAAGAATACATCACCATGGGCATGGCTGCATATGGCAGAGACAGTTACCATCATGTTATGGAAGCAGTGTTGATTCGTGATCTAGATGAAATAGAGTTTGGACAAAACTTACACACCGGAGTCAATGACGAGTTCATGGGCAGTCTCAGCAATGAAGACATTGCTGCTAGTGCTCAAACATTGTTAGAACGCTTGATAGGCAATGTCATGCAACGTGCTAGAGACTTCAAGTTCAGTACCAATCTTGTGTATCAAGGTGGTGTTGCACTCAACTGCTTGGCTAATCGAAACTTAGGAGAATACTTTGACAATATTTGGATCATGCCCAACCCCGGAGACGCCGGATCAAGTCTTGGCGCTGCTGCTCTTGCGTATGGTAAGAGGCTGCATTGGCGCAATGCTTTCCTTGGTCACAATATTGCTGGCCCTTATCCTGTCGATAGTGTTGTTAGGACTTTACTCGGCACTGGCATTGTTGGAGTGGCTAACGGTCGCGCTGAATTTGGGCCCAGAGCGTTGGGCAACCGGAGCCTACTTGCAGACCCCCGTGGTGCAGAAATCAAGGACAGAGTAAATGAAATCAAACGCAGACAAAAGTTCAGACCCTTCGCCCCTGTCATATTGGCTGAACTGGCTGATGATTACTTTGACATCGAGTCTGGCTGGCATACTCACAATTATATGCAGTCAGTCGCTCGTTGTCGCCAACCTAATGTTTACCCTGCTATATGTCATGTTGATGGCACCAGTAGAGTACAAACGGTGGCAAAGGACGGATCAGGAATAAGACAGTTGTTGGAAGCATGGTATGCCCAAACCGGTTGCCCCATGTTGCTGAACACCAGTTTGAACATACGTGGCAAGCCCATGGTCAACAATCGAGCAGATGCGGATCGTTTTGAATATGAATATGATGTAAAGGTACATTCATGATCAAGTCTACTCAAACTCGATACTGTGATCAGTTCTGGTACAACAGCAATGATCTAATGATTGGTGCTAGCCTTGAACATTATGGGGAATACAGTCAATGCGAAATTGATTTTATTCTGAGTTTTTTAAGTGATAGTTCTGTGGTGTATGATGTGGGAGCCAACATAGGGTATCATACCACAGCATTTGCCACTCGGGCTCAACGTGTGTATGCATTTGAGCCACATCCTGGCAACTATGCACTGCTGGAAAAAAACACCGAAGATTTTGACAATGTATTTCTGGGACAATATGCTGTAAGCAATGCTAGATCAACTTGTTATATCTCGGACTATGACCCCGCCCAGGTCAGCAATTTTGGGGCTGTAAGAGTTGTTAATGACAACGCTGGAATTCCAGTCAATGCCATTGATTTAGATACTGCTGGATTGATGCTGCCAGATTTTATCAAAATTGATGCAGAGGGACACGAATTACAAGTGCTACAAGGATGTAGACAAATCATACAACAACACTGCCCTGTGATCTACTACGAAGCGCATGAATCACCAGACCTCAAAGATATATACCTACTGCTGGGTGAGCAGAGATATAGATTTTACTGGGCTCAAATCAACAACTACAATCCTGCTAATTTTACCGGCAACACTGACAATATTTTTGGCAAAAGTGGATTGATGAGTATATTAGCCTGGCCTAGAAGCTTAGGAGAACTGCTAATGACCCCTGTATTAGGCTCTGACGATACTGCCAATAGATTTTATCAAAATGGAAAGCCTTGAATTGCACTTATGAAATCAGCAAGACAACACTTACAAGATTCTGACATGGGCTACTGGACTCATCTAGCTCACAGTTTCAAACAAAGCAACGGGCTAGTGGCTATTGCTGTCAAAAGTTACATACACGGTGTGTTTCCTTGGGTGTTTGCCAATCGCGGACCTGTAGGTGTATACAAGATCTACAAAGAAATCCGCAACGTGCGCCACATCAGAAAAATACTAGACGATCAGAGATAAGTATC